TACTTTTATTATTAATTTGCTGTAAATATTTTTAATAATTTCGTTTTGCTCTTCTATTGTTGGCTCTAAAATTTTTATTAATTCTTTTGCTTCTTGTGTTGTTAGTTCCATTTTTTTTAATTGTTTAAGTTAATATTATATTCTAGTGATATACTAAACCGACTTTTTTATTATTTGTAATTGCTTTTAAGTCATTATTTGACGCGTCTATATAACCTGCTGCTGCTAGTAGTTCTTTGCTTTTAAATATTCGCGCGTGTCTATCTTTAGCCGTATTAATTAAATTGTCTGTTTTGCTGCCTTCACTAAATATTATTTTTAGGTTTGCTGGCATAATAACTAAGTCTTTAAATTTTGTTTTTTGCTTAAAAAATTTAATACTTTTCGTATATGCGTAAAAAATAACGCCCTTATTTTGTGTTGCAATATCTATCCACTTCTGCAAATATTTAATGCTATAGAAGTCGCCTGAGTCGTGTATCCTAATGTGAGTGGCTTTCTTCTTTTCTATTTCCTCATTCATTAATAAAATAAAATTATCTTGTTTTGTTATTTTATACTTTTCTTCCATTAATTGCTGCACTATTGGAAAGCGTGTATAATTTCCCTTTTGTGCGTAACAATATTTAATACAAGAGTCGGCAAAGGGACAAGTTAATTTCCCTTCTTTCGTTTTATATGCTGGGATACTAAAATTAAATATTTTTGCGTTATTTTCTTTGCTAGTCTTTTTCATTTTTGCGTTTTGTGTCAATAGGTTCATTTGTTTATAGTTTTTAAATTAATATTTTCCTTTTCTTCTTCTTCGTTGCAGTCTTCGCAAGTGTTTTGGTCTTCTACAAAATAGGTATTTTCTTCTTTTATGCCGCAAACGTTGCAAATCCTTTTAATTGGTTTGTATTCGCGTGGGTCTTCATATCCTTGATATGTCGACTTAATATAATTTTTATAATTCATAATTTTAATTTTAAAGTATTACTAATAATTCACAAAGCGCCAAATACAAAAAGACACTAATCAGAACGGCTATTGTAGTAAATAAAATATTGTCTTTTTTTTGTCTTTTTAATAGTGTTAAATCTTGCACATTATAAAGCCACTCTTTATTAATTTTAAAAAATTGCTTTTTTTCTTCTTCATTCATAATGTGATATAATTTTGTTTTGTAATTTGTTATTTTGTATAAATTCATTTTAATATATTTTAATTGTTTATAATTGCGTTAATTGTAAAGGCTAGCAAAGAAACAAAGCCGCCTAAATAAATATAGTTTATAATTGTGTTTAGTGTTTTTGTCATTTTTTTATAGTTAAGTTGTTGATAATTAGTGTTTTATAGATTTACGTGCTGTATTTTTTAAATCTGTTAAATCTGCAAACATTTGTTGTCTTAATTCAAATAAAATACTTTCATCTATTGCCGAAATATTATTTTTTATATTATCCAAAATATTATCTAAGGCTTTGATTCTTTTTTTTAGTTTTTCAATTTTTATTGTATTCATTTTTTAAAGTTTTTGTTTTGTGGCTTATGCCGTTTTAATTCTTGACAAAGATACAACACTTTTGCACAAAAGCAAGCAAAATGTTAAAAATATTTTAATTTATATTCATTCTAAATAGTTGACATTCAACGACTTATATAAGAAACAGGCGTGTGTATGTGTTGTGGCAGACCCAGCAGTTTCACCAGCAGTTTCAGGGCAGTTTCAACGAGAAATTTTTTTTTGAAATTTTAAAAATAAAAAATAAAAAATAAAAAATAAAAAATTATTTTATTTTCATGTACCAATCAAGAACATCCATACATTCTTCTAGACCCTTAACTACTTTAGCATAGTAGCCAGCCTCATTAAGATATGCTACCCATTCTTTTTGTTCTTTAGATGTGTATGATTTTTTGTCTGCTTTGATTTCCAAGAATAGTCCAGCATATTCGCTGTTGACTTTTAGTATTTGCATATCAGGGAAGCCTTTGACGTATCCTGTTTTTTTAGCAAGTACTGCCTGCTTCATAGACGTTCTGATGCCGCCAAGACTTGCACAGTATCTTACATCAGGGTATGTATACTTCATATAAGTACAGAATGATGATTGTACTTGTGCTTCTTTTTTCATTTAGAGTTTGCCACCAATAATGTTAGAACCCCTATGCCCCCTATGCCCCCCTATACCCCCATCCGTATAAGTTTTTCCTTTTATTAGTTGGTACATTAATGGTTGTGATACGCTATATTTTCTGGCTAAAGATGAGATAGTTATCTTTTGTGCTGAGGTATTGTATTCTTTTCTTATGGCATCTGCTTCTTCTACAGAGAACTTTCTTCTAGCATAACCACCACCTCTCATATCTTTTCTATCTTCTATTTTTATTTTTCTAATCTTTGGCATAATTTATATTTTTTAGAACCTGTCTGTCGTTTCACCATACTGATTTTCTATCTCTACATCTGTTATAGTAATATTGACATTTTCTGGTTTCTTCTTGTTAACATAACATATTCTATTTACAAACTCTTCATCCTCTTTTATCTCTTCAATGTTTGATGTTAAAGCAAAAGTATCTAAAGTACCTTTAATTACACGTCTTGTAATTCTTTTCTTATTTTTAATTTCGTAAGAGATAAAGACTCTAAATATTGGTTTTTTCATTTTTCCATAGACATTTTTAAAAGAAGCAAATAACCTATAATATCATCTAAAGTATCTTCAGTCTTGTCATTTATTCCTTTGTTTTTTATTCTCGACAGTTTGTCATCTAACCTTGCACATATTGCTTCTGTAGAATCTAATTTGCTAAATATATTTGCTGGATTAAGTGCTGTGTTGCCATATGCTGCATTTTTTTCTTTCAGCAGTTTCACTATACTTTGTGATACTTTATCTAAATGCCAATCAAATTTGTATTTGCTTTTTTTTCTAGGTATATTTAATTCTTCTTTACTTAAAAGCATTTTTGGATTTATTTTATTTTCTTTTTGTGAATCTGTAGTTGAACTTGGAGTCCAGCCATTCCTACCAGTTTCATAAAAGTATTTATTATGCTTAGTCATTGTTCTTGTTGTTATAGTTTTTTAAATTTTCTTCTATATTATTCTCTTCAACTAACAGTACACGCTTAACAAACATAAAGCAAATAATTAAAAAAAATATTATAGTAAGTGTTGATTTCATTTTACAAATATATAAATTATAATTCGTCCTCAAATTTAGTACAGAAATATGCTTCTATTATACAATATAATATAAGTATTCCCCAAATAGTTGTTAATATCTTCATTTTCTAATCTCTCTTATAAGCCACATAATAATGGCAGTTACTATTACCCATCCTATCATTTTAATAATTTTGGTTCTGGTCTATAATGTAAAACCCTTTCTGGATTTTCTCCTCTCTCTACTTTTGCTCTGGCATCCCAAATTAAATCTTTGTGCTTTCTTAGCCATTTCATATAAGTAGGAACATTAAGATGTATAAAGTCATTGTTAATTGGACTTCTTACACCTAAGTTAAAAGCATTTTGTGCATCTTCAAAGTAAAAATTCTTGTATGTTTTTAGTAAGTCGTCAGCAAGGCTTTGTGCCATTACCATAATAGTATCTTCTTCTACATTATTTTGTCCTAACTCTATGTATGTTTTGCTTACTAAATCTACAGAGCCCATTAAAAGTTCTTCCTTTGTCATTGTTTTTATTAGTTTCATCTGTTTAATTGTTGTTTTAGTTTTTCTTTTACGTTTATGTTTTTCTGTAAATGTGAGTGTATCTTACTCATTCCAGAATTGTTTTTAACCTGTCTTTTTTCCCAAGTTCTAACGCAGGCTTTCCAATCTTTCATTTTTGTCCTACCAACTTTCCAATCTTTACTTTCATAAAAATCATAAAAAGTTTCCGCATCTATATTGTTGTTTCTTTCTAAACAATAATTAGTAATATCAATAACTGTTGGTTTTTTAAAACGCCCCTTTTTATTACTATACGTAGTATTAGTATTAATACTTGTATTATTATCCTTAAAGTTTTCTTTAATACCCTCCTTAAAGTTTTCTTTAATACCCCCTTTAATAATACTTAAATACCTCTTATCAATTTCTTTAGTACCCTCTTTATATGTGTAATAAGATGATATATAGCCATTTGCGATTAATTCATTAACCCACTTGGATATAGTTACAATACTCTTACCATAAAGTTTAGAAAAGTATTTGTTTGTTGCAAAGCACTCACCATTCATATTTAAAAATGCAGTAATTTCAGCATACAATAATTTAGCATTAGCGGTTAAGTTTTTATCATACCTAACCTCAGCACTTATTATAGCGTAGTAGTTTGGTTGTTTCATTTTAGTTGTGTTTTTCAATTTTCAGTTCATAGCATTTAGTATAAGTAGACATAACAACATCCCAATCATTTACATCTTTATGCTTATACCAGCAAAATCTTGCCTGTAATGGATTCAAAGGCTGAATGAATAGATAGTGTGTAACTTTTTTATTAGGGTTGTTATGGGCTTTATAATTAACTCTAAGTGTATTTCCACCACTACTTACACCTTTTACGTCAATATAGTTTAACTCACCAATACCCTGCATTATTATATCAGCCTCTACTACAGGTCTTTCTTCTATTAAGGGTGCTGCTTTGTATTTAACACCTCTATTGTTATCAAGTATATGTCTAGCAACAAGTTCTGCAAATATTCCTAGACTTTGTATTTTGTGTTCTTTATCTCCTCTGTATTTTTCTGTATCTTTATTATATACATTAGCAGATAGCATACTTCTAACCCCAGCAAGTTCATCAGCAAGTTTGATAAACGTGCTAGGGTAAGTTGTATTTTTCCATTTAATCATTAGAAAGGTAAATCATCTTCTACTGTTTCTTTTTTAGCAGCAGTTTCAGTTTTCTTTTCTTGTGGCTCATAGTCATTTACATAAGCATAATGAGTTGCACCTTTTTCAGAAGGCTCTTTTCTTTCTGCTATAACCATAGAAACCCAGCCATTCTTTGAGTTGGCTTGTAACTCTTCAACTTTAAAGTTTGCAACTATCATACCTCCAAACTTTGTTTCAATGTTTTTAATGCTACTCGGTAAGTAGACTTTGTCTTTTTTCTCTTTCATTTTTTAATTTGTTTATTTTATATAATTTAGTTAATGATTTGTTTATTGTTTCTAGTTGTTGCTCTAGTCCAGCGATTTCTTCATCTATTTCAACTTCTATAATTCTGTTTTCAACTCTTTCAAAATGTTTGTTTTCTTTTATCCAATTCTTTTTGTGTTCGTATTGAAACTGAAATTGTCTTGAATGGTGAATTATTGAAGCGTGATGTAAATTAGTAACACCTGCAATATCTTTTAGGGTTAATCCAAACATTTCCCTTAATATAAATATATACAGTCTTTTAGCAAATATAATATTTCTTTTTCTGCTTCCCAAAAATATTCTATCCTTGTCTACATTATAGATGTCTGCTATTTCGTTAATTATTATTTCATGATAATAATCACTAAATTTTAATCTTCTTCTTTTCATGTTTTATTATTTTATGTCGTACACTATTGTATCTACTATGTCTTGTATTTCAAGACCAATAAAGTCCGCTAATCTTTTAGCGTGTATAAACCTCATGTTAGTAGGAGTTTCTATAAACTTTTTACTTGTAAGATAATTAACTTCTAAAATCTTACAAAGCCTTAAATTAGAGATGCCATATATTCTTAGCAAAGCCTCAAACTCATTTCTTGATTTTCTAATTTTGTCTAGTGAATATTTATTTGTCATTTGTGTCTAAATATTTTTCTATTTTACTCTTTTCTATTTTAAATTTATTTTTTCCAGAATAATAAAAATCTATTAGTTGTTTTTTATCCAGCAGTTTCATGATGCTATCTTCAACAACCTCGCCAAGCAAATGCTTGCCACTCCAGATTATGTAAGAATAAACTTTTAGAAAATGATTAAATATTTCTATTTCCAAATACTCCGTCTTTGAGCATTTTGAGCCATTGTTTTCTTGTATCTCTTTCAATTGTATTTTCGTTTATAGTTTTTATTATTTGTTCTGCTTCTATTTGAGTCAAGTTATCTAGACCAGATATTATAGACTCAATTTGTGTTGCTGGTATCGATGTGTTATAAATGTTGTTCTCAATGATGAGCCATTGCGTATCAGTAATAGGCGTTGGCTCACCATCAAGCAACTCATCAAACCAATCTTCATTCACTAATCAACAATCTCATCTTGACCAAACACACCTTGCTCATAAAACCCAGCAATTTTAAGAACAACTCTAGACATTGCCCTCTTTTCTGCCATAGCAACAGGAAACTTTTTACCTCCACCCATTAAATTATCTGGAGATGCTTCACCAAAACTCATGGCATTTTTTACATCATTACCAACTTTCATAGTTGCTGCTGCTCTTAAAACGCAAGTAGACTTCTCTAAATCCATTGTTATAACCTCATAAGCAACTGTAATATTGTTTCTTGAAACTATTTTATCTATACCTGTTCTTGTAATAATTACAAATCCTCTTTTGTCTTTGTATATATCTTCTTCCGTCAAGCCATTTTCTTTGTATAGCCTTCTTAGTGCCTCCTTTCTTGTTTCAACAACTGGTTCTGGTTGTTTTCTTAGTTTTTGTTCCATAGTTCTTTTTTTCATTTCGTTATTGTTTAATTGATTAATAAATTGTTGTTTCATTTTTCCCATTGTTTTTAGTTTTTAGTTAATAATTTAGTTTTAAAACTATACAAGCAAAGAGACGTTTCGATTAAACCTTCTATTAGCACTTTATAATTTAATTAATAATTCAGTTTATTGTTATTTATCAGTAACGCCCATAATCTATCACAAAGTATAACCGCTAAATTAATAATTAGGATGATTATAACTTTGCTCATACAGTTTAGGTTTTTTAAACCAATTGCCACACTCATTACATATGTAGCCCTTAGTTCTAGTTGTTTTATTACATGAAGGACACCTGTCGTTTCTTTTGTATAATTTTTCTGCCTGATAGTTTAAGAAGTTCAAGTCTTTATACATCTCTACTCTACAACAAGTAGATATAAAACTATCTTCATAACTACACCCACAACATGATGAAACCTTTCTAAACATTTTTTATTTGTTTTTATTAGATAATATTGTTGTTATTTTTTTAAGTTTTTGTTTTAAATCAATAATCTCTAATTTGAAATTTGCATTAGCCTCACGCAATCTTTTAATCTCATAATCTTCAACTGAAAAGCCTTGTATTATATCTGCGTTAACACTATTTGCTGGTAAATAAGTATCCATTTTTTATAATTTTGGTTAATAATTGGTACAAAGTTATAAAATTGAAACCAACCACCAAAACTTTTTTAACATTTTTTTACAAAATGTTTATTTACTGGATTAAAATTTTTAAAAATAATGCACTAAACGTGCTACTTGACCGCTATTTTTTTCGTGAATAAAGCCCTCAACTGCTTTTGGAACGCCTGTAAAACCCTTGCGATTATGCCAACTATCTGTGCCAGATGGTGAACGCATATACTCTACAGTTACACCAATAAAATCTTTAGCATCTCTCCATTTATGTTTTACTTTGTGATGTAAATGATGTAAATACCAATATCTAAATTTAGTTTCACTCCACATTTTTGGCTTTTCTTGTGCCATTAGTAAAGGAAGATTATCCATTTTTGCACCATCACCATGCTCTAATCCAATTAAATTTGTTCCATACTGATAATACTTTCTATGTGCAACGCCTATGTCAAAAGATACTTCTTTGTCTTTTCTAAACCAACTTTTTAAAGCGTGTGCTAAGTGAAAACCACTTTGATAGTCATGGTTACTCATACAATGCACAACATCTACAGGTGCTATCTCTCTAAGTATCTCTACGCATTTTACATATAACGCTAAAGCAATCTCAAAATGTTCCCACCATTTACCATCTGTGTCTTGCGGTGTTCCCTTTGTTGTAGTACCATAAACATTGTCAATGTGTAGAACATCGTTGCCTATGCAGAATAAAATCCTTTCTGCACTAAACCCCTCCGCCTTTTGTATAAGCCCTTCTAAGCCCTCTAAAACACGCATACAGGCAGTTTCAACGTCATATTCGCCACCAGTCTCTACGCCATTAGCATATTTGCCTATGTGAATGTCTGCTGGGTTTATAACTAATAAGTGTTTTGTTTTTTTGTTTTTTCTAACTATTGGCTTGTAGTATGGAGAATGTTCGCTAATAAAACTTCCTACCTTTTTTAGTATGTCGTCTTCTTTTATAGAGACATCCTCTTTTGTTACTATACTAAATCTGTACTGACCATCAGCAGACTGCCAATGCTTTACAGAAACAACGTCATTTTTATCTATGCCTCTTTCTGATAAATGAATGTCTAATGCTGTGTTTCCGTTTAAATTTGTAGTGCTTTCTGCTCTACCTTCATAAACCATCTCTACTTCTTCAGGAGATAATCTAAGTCTTTTGCCATATTTTTTCATTTTATTTTGTTTTAGTTGCTGTGCAATTTATACATAATAAAGCCCTATAAAATACAAAAGTGAGACGCTTTTCAACATCTCACCTTTGATAACTATAAACAATGAAAACAAAGATAGGCACAACCCCATCTTGTAAGTGTAAAGATAATTATTTTTTGCAATTACTTGCACAATCTCCACATTTTTTTTCAAAAGCAGAAAAACATAAAGGCAAAACTCCTAATGCTGTCATAATCAAAGAGTTTGTGTCTATACCATTTTTCTCTATATATAAACTAGCAGCAACAACAATTACACCACTTATGGTTCTTTTGCTACTCCACTTACCTTTAGTGTCTGTAAATAATTCTTTTACTGCTTTTAATAATTCTGTTATAGGCTTTACACCACCTGCCATAAGTGCCTCGCCAATCCATTTTTTTATCATAATTTTATTTTTTGTAGTTAGGCACTATTGCGTCTATGATTGTATCTATCCAACCAAAGATTCTATTGTCTGCTTCTGTTGGAGTTAAATTAGTAACAACCTTAGCAAAAGCCATTAACGCAATTAATAATTCCAACCAATTTTCTGTGATAAATTCCATAATATATATTTTAAATTAATACTCTATTTAATATAGCCAGATTACTGGACTTACTTTGTCTACAACATCAATGTCTACATGAATAAAAGATTTGTGTAGTCCAAACCTTTCAAAATCTGCATAAACTAAAGCATCCATCATTATTGCTCTAGTGTTACTATCTTTACACTCTATGTCTACCGCTAAACCTTTTATGTGTGATGATGTTGGATTTTTTTTACTTTCTGGGTGGTTCTTACATCTATACCCACTATTTATTTTAAATGGTTTTTTAGCAAACTCTCTAGCCTTGTCTAACATATAAAGCAAATCATCACTTATAACAGTTTCACCACAACCACACTTACAAGTAAATTCAGACTTTTTAAAATGTTTTACCTTCATATTATTTTGATTTTTTAAGGTTTTCCATAACCTCATCAAAATACATTTTAAATTCATCTTTTATTTCTTCTTCTTCAGGTATATACTCTTCTGTTTTTTCTACATCGTAAGTAAATAAAATCAACATCTCTTGGTCTCCCTCTTCAACTTTTACTTCTAACTCACCATCATGATGTAGTGTTTCCATCATCTCTTGAGTAAAGTGAAAGTGATGGTCATGCTCTTCATCAGAATAGTATTTTCTTTTCTTTGCCATATTCTTTTTATCTATTTGTTCTAATTTTTTTATAGCCCAATTTACACCAGCATCTCCTCCCCAAGCATCCCACATTATACCTCCACACCCTTCATCATAAGGAACGTCTTTATGTTGTTGGTGTCTTTTAAACGAAGCCATACGAGCAATAGTGTCTCTAGTCAAACTCTCTCTGTTTGCCAACTGTCTTGCTCTAGTCCATCCTACTCTAGTTCCACAGTCACTACCATTTTCTTCTTTATACTTTATTGCTCTCTTAGCGTTATTAGTTGCCGCTTGTGGATAGTCATTATAAGTTTCTTCTGCATAATAATCCTTATTAGCAGTTTCACACTCTGATTTAGAATCATACTGACAGTTGCCAGTTTCACCAAACCTCCATTTACCATTTTCACATTCGTAGCAAGGCATATTATATATATTTATCTTCCCTGACCTTTATAAGGCTTGACATATTGTCTACCACCCTTAGTCCTAGAAGCGTTTTTACTATGTATTCCCTTTCTCTTTTTACGAGAATTACCTCTAAATTTAAAAGTTACTCCTTTAGCCATATTATGCTGTTACTGCAATTATCTCTATATCACACGCTGCTGTATCTGCATCTGCCTTAATTTGAGTAATATCTGCAAAAGCACCAAAAGTTGTGCTTGCGTCAATAGCATCCATCTCATTGTTCATTAAAACAAATGTATCACCTGCTGCTACTTTATAAAAGAAAGAGTCAGCACCATTGTAAAGCGTTAATGTAATAAAATTAGTATCATCTAAATTAGTAACTCTAAAGTATTTGTAATCACCAACTTTTACTTGACCTGCTGCATCTGCTGCACCAAAATTTAAAATTGCAGGGTCACTTGTGCTTACGTTCATTACTCTTTGTAAAACCTGACCATTGCTAGTGTAAGTTTTAGTTGAAGAGTTGCCATAAGCAACGCCATTTAGAGAATAACTTTCTGTTATTGTTACTGTTAAATCTGCTGCTGTTACTGTTGTTGCCATTTATTATTGTTTTTATTTTGTTATTCTTGTTCTGGAGTCCATTCTTCAGAACGCATTATATCTAAAATTTGTGCATAATTATATTCTTGCAAACCTTCTAAAAAAACAGGAGTTTCACCTCTAAACTTTAAAAGTGTTTTAGTGCCATCTACTGAAACCCTTAAAGTATCCAAACTGGTTTCAACCACTTTAGAAAAGTCTATGCTTGACGCATCTTCCATATTGTAAATTACATATTTCATATTATTAAATTTTATTATGAAGGAACATCTGTTATTATATCTCCACTTTCCATATTAGTCATTGTGCCATTATTACTATTTGAACTTGCGTCAGGTATTGTAGGGAATGTAGCACCATCACCCATTCTCCACCACCCAGTTAAATATGCAATACTGCTGACATCTGCTGTTTCTCCACCATTATATATATCACTTACGTTTCCAGCAGTTAACACATTGTCAAACACAGATAATTCATCAAACTTTATTTGACCATAGGAACCCCCTTGATAAGCAACTCTTAATGGCTGTCCTGTATTAGATATAGCAGCCCATGTTCCAGCAGACGTATAAGTAGCGTTGCCTTGTGCTTGACTATGAAGAACATTGTCAACATAAGCGATTAAAGATGTATTGGCACTTCCTAAATCATAAATAAAAACAAAATGATGCCATTGACTATCAGCAAGGTCAGTATTAATATTCAAGTCCTGCGTAATTCCTGCATTATTATTTCCAATAAGCGTAAATTTAACATTTCCATTAAACCTCATCACGCATTTAAACTCCCTACCTGAGCCTGTGTCTATAGACATTATTTGCTGTGTTTTAGTTCCTGAGTCGTTTTTTAACCAAAAACTAATAGACCACCCTCTATTTCCGCCTGAAGTGTTTGGGCTAATACCAGCACTTGGTATAGACAATTCCTCATCAACCCCATCAAAAGAAAGAGAATATAAGTTTTTGTAAGATGCTAGATTTCTAATAGTATCTAAAGATAAAGCCTGTCTTAAACTTAACATATTTTAATTTTTATTTAGTTGCGTCACCATCATGCTCAGTATATCCTATACCAATTCCTGACGTTAATGTTATTTCGGTAATTCGGATAAATAATGTTGTTCCAGCAGGTAGAGTCGTTTGAAGTGCTGTAATTCCTGTCGCTGCACCTGGCTCTGTTCCTGTTGCAATATGGCTAACTGCTGATTCTACTGGAAAATGTACGCAGTAAAAATCTTTTCCTGTTTGTGCTGCTGTTGTGAAAACCTGCGTTCCACCCCCCTTTCCTAACATTTCAAATAAAAGGGTATTATCTGTATCGTATCTGCTCATTATTTTATATTTTTTTTATTATTATTTATTCTGTATATATTTTTATTATAGCACCTATGGTTATCGTATATATAACCCACATTGCTTTTACTAAAACCTTTCTCATTGATGTGTTTCTGTTTACTCTTGCTGTAACTCCTGTGTCTGGATTTAGCAATTTGTCAGTTAACATATCTAATTTTGTGTCTAAGTTATCAATTTTGCTATTGATACTATTAATATCTTTTTTCATTGCTATAATTTCCTCTTTAGTAGTCATTAGTAAGCGGCAGTTTTTACAGTTAAGTTAACAAACACCTCAGAACCCCCACTTGCTTCTTTAACCATTGGGAATATAATATCTCCTGCTAATAAAGAACTTGCGGTAATAGTTGTTTCATTTACTGCTATAAGTTTATTATCATCACTACCACCAGTTGCGGTAACCTCATCAATAACTACTGGAGTTAAGGCTGTAGCAACGCCAGACGCTGGTGTAACCTTGCAAATCGCTACTGTTACAACATTACCCCCATCACTAGAAATCCAACCTCTAATTGCCACAACATTAGTTGAGTTAGTAATTACATAACCCATACCAGACCTAAAAATATTCTTAGGGTTTATTGTAGCACCTGTAGCACTTGTGCTTCCAAAATCTACATCCCATTGAAAAGGAGACTTGTTATCTGCAATATCTTCTGGGTAAGCATAATTAGTCAAGGCAGAAGAAATATAACCTTGCATTTTATATTCTATACAACCCATCAATTCTTTAGACTGCCACTCAATAACTCCATCTATAGAAGATGCACCAGAGCCAAGAGCCTTACTTAAAACTGTGTCATTTAGAGCAGTTTCAAAGCCTTTTGGATTATGCCTGTTGGCATCATTTAAGTTTTTATGTTCGTTTGCCGCCATTTATTTTATTTTAACAATCATCACAAGGACAGTAGTCTTTCCAACTATTATAATTTCTTCTTGGTCTAGAGTAGATACTGTCATACATTATTATACCATGATTCTTATAAACATTTTCATTACAAGGTCTATTAGATTCGTATGTCGGATATTGACCAGATTGGTCGTCATCTTCTATGTAATCTATCATATCTTTTAAATATATTTCAGCCTTTCTGTATGTGTCCTGCTTATAAGCATTTAATTCTGCTGGGTCTATAATAGTAGCAAATTCGTCTATATTATGTACAATTCCAGCACTCGTACTATTACTTTGAACTTCATTAATCACCTCAAATCTAACAAACCAACACAAACATCTAACTAAAAAATCATCCATTAGCGTTTGATTTGCTGTTGTTAAAGTGCCAGCATGATGTTGTGTTTTTAATTCTTCATAAAACTTTTTACCTATAGCCTCTTTTAAGTGTGCTAATTCAGCAAGAAGTATTGTATTGTTAGATATTAAAGCAGTATCAGTATTCGCATTAGTGAAACTATTACTTATAACTTCTGCTGCTGTTACTAAAGGGTTGTATTGGTTTACGTTTGCCATAGTTATTGTTTTGTTTCAGTTACTTGTAAATCCCCCGCTTCATCATCGCCCACACCATCCGCATCATCATCTCTTGTTACTATAATTTGCTCTCTGTCAGTTATAAACATATTACCCTCTTCTAACATTGGCAAGTCCTCATCTAACATTTTTCTTTGCTCGTTTATTGTTAAAATTGCTTTAGGGTCTATTTGAGTAGCAAAACTAATTGGTGGCTCATAGTGTATAACAAGTTCTTCAGGCAAGAATCCTAACTCTCTAAATAAAACAGTTCTAATACCGTTTAATAGTAAATCAGAAGTGTCTTTAATTACTGTAGTCATTGCTAAGTCATAAGCAATTCTAATCTCACTACCTGTATTATTCATTTTACCTGAACTAACCAAACCACTTAATGATGGCTGCCATCTGTGTGCAGTTACAATATTTTGGTCTGTTATACGTTGTAAGTCAATCCAACTACCCTCTTGGTCGTCTTTTATAATCTGAACATTAGCCTGAGAAGCATCACCATTCTTAACAATAAACATTATCTTACCATTATTGCCATCACCAACAAACTTCTTTTGTGCCTCTCTAACTAATTTCTTAGCCTCTTCTTCACCCATATCGCCATTAATTTCAATAATAGCAGATGGCTGAAAACCATTCTTAAATTTAGTGTGATTCCATTTACCAATCTCGTAGTCTACAGCAATATGCTCTAAAGCAGCCACATAATCTGGTAAACCATAGAATTGGAATGTTGGCTCGTAATCCTTAAATTGTATGACAAACCTACTGCTTCTAACTCTTGGATATATTGGTATTATAGAAAGTTTATCTTTCATAGTATTATACTTAGCCCAGTCTGGGTGTACATATACTTCTTTTTTATTTTTAGATGCTCTAACAGTAGTTGCATCTATGTGATATAGATTTAAACCACCATCATACAATACGCCCTCTAAGTAGGCATTTCCAAAGGTGTAATAATCATCTGCTAGTTTTTTAAAAACATCTCTTAGAGATTCTCCATCAGCATTTACATCTTTGATATATTCTTTAACAGTTTCATTGCTAGTTACAAATTTAGCACCACTTGTGAAAACTGATTTTTGTGCTAATACACTTCTGTGTGTACTAGACTTTCTTTTGAGTTCTGCTAAGTATTGAGGAAACAAGTTGTTTGTACCAAAAGGTATAAACTTAGTTCTTACTTTTGATAAGTCTTGTGGCTCTTCAATATGTTCAGGTATTGCTAAATTAAAAACTCCAAATTCAAAAGTATTACTCTTTTGAGTCTGAAGATTCTTTACCTGACTTTTTCTTTTTGGTTGCTTTCTTTGGCTCATCTTTAGTCTTTGTAGTTGATAGTTTTTCTATTGCGTCTGTCATACCTAGTTCTTCATAAGCATAAGCCAACTCCTCTTGAGTTGCTATAGCCCATTTAATTTTAAAGTCACCTTTATACCTAGTACCTATAGATTTTTTTGCTTTATATTCTGCCATAATTGTATATATTTTTAAGTGTGGTGAATCTATAATATTATTTCCACAATCACACATAGTTTAAAAAAAGATATTAATAGGGTAATGTTATAAAACTTTTTACGAACAAAGTTCAACCTATTATTATACCTTTAATTATTATTATGAAGTAGTAGTTGCTGTTAACGCTGAAGTATTAACATCAACAGTCCCAATATACTTTCTAGGTAACTCAAACTGTCTTGCAGTTAAAGTAACAGTCATTCCACTTTCATCTGAATACGCAGCACCTGTTCCCCCTTCCGCAGAAGTGAAATTTAAGAAGGTTTGACTTTTTGCTTGCACATCCTCATTAGCATACTTTGAACTTGCTCCAATTACCCACCACGAGCCATTAGTGTCTTTTACCGCCCCCATCATACAAGTGTCTAGCATTGCTTGAATCTCTGCAAATCTATCATTGTTTATCTGTGGTATCATAAAAGTTAGAGTACACTCAAAAGCAGTTGACCCATTTTCTTTAGTAGCATTTACTGTTAACGCACCTGTCTCGTTTTTACATTCAAAAACAAACCAGTCAGCAGGATTAGTGCTTGTCTTTATACTGTCTATGTCATGCTCTGAAGCGTCATCACCATAAACAACTACATCAGCAGTTTGCCAAGACCTTAAAAGTATTTGAGTTACACCACCAGTAGACTGTAAATTACTACATTCAACTCCTATTCCTTTATCTATTGCCATTTTATTATTATTTTATAAGTTATTAAAAGTAATTAAGAGGAGGTTTTTACACCCCCTCTATTATTACATTGTTGTTTAGTAGAAAATACCCCATTGAACAAGTGAAGGGTACAAGAATTGTACTCCTAACTTGAAGTAACCTCTGAAGAACATTTTTTCTTCTAAGTCATCATAGAAAACCTTGAAAGAACCTTCTGGGTCAGTAACATCAGAACCTATAATTAAGTTCTCTACTGCACAGTAACAAGCCCCCTCAGTACCATTAACACCACCTCTTAGGAATAATGCTGGGTCAGTATCTGCTAAGATAGTATCCCACTCATACATAGGAACTAATTCAACACCTCTAAACTTAACAACTAATACACCATCTTGTTGGTTAGTAATTGCTAAATCAGCAGAAGTACCCTCTAGGTTTGTCAAGTAAGCATTGTAAGTCTTTGGGGTTACAAATATTTTCTTGTCTGCCGCAGGCACTTGTTGTAATGCTGCTGGTGCAGCGTCATACATAGTTCTTAATAAAGCAAGAGATTCTGCTGCTGTAGGTGCTGTAGGTGCTACTGCACTATGCTCAGTTCTTGATGATAATGGAGTTCCTGAACCCATTAACTTCATCCATCCATCCATTGAATCGTAAGCAGCACTACCACTTGCAGTATCACCACCCCATGCTAATCTTACAACATCTTGTGAAATACCTTTTACAGCACGATTTACAATCGCATCTGCTAATTGAGTTCCTTCAAGATTCATTACATCAGCACCATTTCTATACATTTCTTCAATGTAAGTTCCGAAAAACTCATCAGTACATTGCTCAAGAGCAACTCTCATTCTACCTGCTGTAATTGTTTTCTCGTCAATATCAAATTGCGTAGAACCACTTGATGCAGAACACGTTGTATATTTATTTACTATTTTTGTTAGAGCAGCAGAAGTAAATACGTTCATTTTGTGTTTTACATTAGGTAAAACTCTGTAGTTACGCATAATATCTTCACTTCTAAATACTGGCTCATAAAATATTTCATTTAGGTTAGCACCGCTATATGTTGCGAATGTACCTTTATTTGCTACGTTTGCCATTTTTATTTTATTTTTTAGTTATTAAATTTATTTCTAATTTTTTCAGCCATTGCATTATAGAAACCTGCATTAGCATCTTCTTTTTTGTTTTCAACTACAGCAGGGTCTGCTTCAGTTTCAATTTCCGTCCCCTTAGCACTTGCTTTGTTGATTTTAGCGTTTAACGCTTCAACCTCTTCAGTTAAAGTTTCGTTAGCACCTTTAGAAGTTGCTAATTCCTCCTCCAATAAAGAAATTTTGTTTGATAACTCAATGTTATTAGTTTCAAATTCTGAAATTTTGTTTACAATCTCATCATTATCAGCCAGATTAACAGTTATCTCCGTTTGTTTAGCAACATCGTCTGAAACTTTTACATCGCCTTTTACAGCGTTAACAATCTCATCAACTTTGTTGTTAAACCATTCTTTTAACTCGTTAGTCATTTTTTTGTTATTTATATTAATACTTAATTTATTCTGTATTTCTTCTTGTGTGATGTTCTTAAATTTAGAAACATCATACTTAGCAGCAACCTTTATAGAATCTGAGATAGTGTCTACAAAACCAAGTTCATATGCTTCTTGTGCATTTAACCAAGTTTCTTCATCCATCATCTCCGCCAAAGCATCATAAGATAATCCTGTCTTTTTTCTATAAATGTCAGTTAATTCACTTGAGATTTTATCAAGAGTTGCAGCAGTTTTTCTCATGTCTTTTGCCTCACCCATTGCACCTCCCCAAGCGTTATGAATCATAAACAAAGAATTTTCAGCCATAACAACCTCGTCTGCACCAAGAGCAATAATTGTAGCAATACTAGCCGCAATCCCCTCAATATAAACTGTAGTCTTAGCCTCTCTCCTTTTGATTACATTATACATTGCCATACCATCAAACACATCTCCACCTAAACTGTTTATGCGTAAATTTATTGGCAAGTCCTTTAAATCTTTAATGTCATTGATAAACTCTTGTGCAGTTACACCATAAGTTCCTATTTCATCAAAGATATATACGTCAGCAGTCTTTCCTGCTTTATTCTGAATGTTATACCATTTTTCTGTCATGTGCCAAAAATATAATTTAAAAAAAATATATTTACCTTATTTATCTACAAAACTTTTATACTATTATATTATTAGATGGATATGACTTTTTTCTTTCTTTGTAGACTATATTCTGTGCCTGACTTTCGCTTATGTCATACTTAATAGATAAGTCCATCCAAGTGTGCGTTCTGCTACCCTTGTTTGTAACAAGCATCCTGTCAAAGTCTACTATAATCATAAAGTTACGCAGTCTTTTTGGTTCTATTACACCTCTCTCTACAAAATGTCTTACAATGTCTTTACAGGTTGGGTGTAATCCAAACCTCTTCTCTAACATAACTCCAGCAGTTTCAACAAAGTCTTTGACTACGTCAAGTTTATTTTGCCTTTGCTTTTTTTGAGCCATTCTTTTTTTTAGTTGTTTTTTTAGGTGGTCTTTCTATTTCTATCCACTCATCAACCATAGTTTCCCAAAACTTACACACAGCCTTTCTACAAGAACGACAGTTTATATCTTGCTTTTGTGCAGGAAATAAAACGTGCCATTCTGCAAACATAACATTAAGAGAATCACTATGATATGTTGTAAAATTTCTCATGTGGTTTTGGTTTTTGATAACAGCATCTGTCATCATTTTTCTTTTGTCTTTGCTGTAATTTTCAGCGATTTCTTTAAAATTCATATGATTTTTTTTACCATTTACCTTGTGGGCATTTACCAAAAAATTCTTTTGTTAACGATGTCTTTGCATCTAGGAAGCACTTGCAATCTGCACATCTTGCCCCCCTTGCTATTTTTGGTCTTTTAAGTAACATAAAGTTGCGGTAGAAACTACAACTTTTACATATGTTTAATCTTTCTAATTTGGTTTTTTTATCAACAAACATTTGTTAGCATCCCTAAAGTTAATACTGCGATTAATAGTGTTAAGTATATTATATACACCCTTTTATCTTCTGTACTCATTATATTTTTGCGTCTGATTCAACAACAGAAACCTCTCTTTGTACACTTGTTATGT